GATAAGTCTGACCGTGACTACCTGTTTCGCACAATGAAGCAGGGATGCCTAGATTATTTGAATTATATGGTTGACAAAAACCGAGCACATAGTTATAATAGAATAGTGGGTGCAGGAGTAAAACCAACTATTGACAATATCCACCTGACACAGAGTTGGGTGGTTAGTCAGTATGCAGGTGACTTTAATCCTATACATCACCACAATGGAGATTTCTCTGCTGCAATCTATCTAAAGGTTCCAGAGGGTATGACAGAAGAATGGGAAGAGGACTTCAAGGATCACTATCCAGCAAAGGGTCTTATCGAATTTGCGTTTGGTGAGAACCAGAACTTTCGCAGTGACAATCTAAAGTTCAAGCCTGAGGTTGGTAAGTTCCTTGTGTTTCCTTCATGGTTGAAACACTTTGTATACCCGTTCTCTGTCGAAGGTGAAAGACGCATGATGAGTTTCAATGCGACCATTATAAATAGAATGAAAGAATAATTATGATTTTAGCTGACATGAACCAGATTAGTCTGGCCAGTGTGATGATGCACTTGAATATGAATAAGAAGATTGAACCAGAGATTGATATGGTTCGTCACATGATCCTAAATTCAGTTCGCATGTATCGCACGATGTTTCGTGACGAGTATGGAGAACTGGTTCTCTGTTACGACTCGAAGCACTACTGGCGTAGAGACTACTTCCCCAACTACAAACGCAATCGTAAGAAGACACGGGATGATTCCAATCTGAATTGGGATGCTATCTTTGAGTGCCTGAATACAATCAAGGCAGAACTGAAAGAGTTCTTCCCCTACAAGTTTCTTGAGGTATACGGTGCAGAGGCAGATGATATCATTGCCGCACTGTGTGGTGAACTTGCGTATGATAATGGCAAGACACTGATTCTTTCTGGTGACAAGGACTTCATTCAGTTGCAGAAGTTCAAGAATGTGACACAATACAGCCCCATCACTAAGAAGTATGTGAATGGCGTCGATCCAGAGGAGTATCTGAATGAACACATCATGAAGGGTGACTCCAGTGATGGTGTCCCTAACGTGTTGTCACCAGATAATACCTTCGTTGATGGTCTGCGTCAGAAACCACTGAGTAAGAAAAAGATTGCATCCTTCATTGATGGTGACCTTCCTAACGATGAGGTCAAAAGAAACTTTCAGAGGAATGAAACTCTGATTGACCTAACCAAGTCGCCTGCTGAACTCTTCTTCAAAATTCTAGAAGAATGGAAAAATGCCCCAGAAGGTGACCGCAGCAAACTACTAAATTATTTTACACAAAAGAGGTTGAGGAACCTCGTTGAATCCATAGGAGAATTTTAAAATGGCAGTCGATACATATACACCTCTATTTTCAGAGGTTCTAGATAAAGTCTCAAAGTTGAAGACTAAGGAAGAGAAGATTTCATATCTACGCAAGTACAACACAGATGCATTGCGTATGGTGATCAAGGCTTCATTTGATCCCAAGATTGAATGGTCACTTCCAGAAGGTGAAGTTCCATATACACCAACAGAAGCACCAGAGGGTACAGAACATACTCTTCTTGCACATGAAGCACGAAAGTTGTATCACTTCATTAAGGGTGGTAATCCACAGATTACTCAGAACAAGAGAGAGGCAATGTTTGTCCAGATGCTTGAGGGTCTACATGAGAGTGAGGCAAAACTACTTGTTGCCGCCAAGGACAAGAAACTGCATCAGGTCTATAAGGGACTATCTGCGAATGTGGTTAAGGCAGCATTCAACTGGACAGATGAGTACATGGTTGAAGAGGTAACTTATCCACAGGGGTCCAGAGCCGCCTCCTTCCCAGACTAAAAAAACTTTCGAAATAGGTCATTTTTTTGTTGACATATCCGAATCCGTATGGTACTATAAGACATAATCGAGATACGGAGTTGGCATGACTTACAAAGAAGCACTGATTGCGATTGAAGAAAACCTTAAGAAGCACCGTGCTATGGGTGATGACCGGGCAGTGAAGGCTGACCTGTTGATGAAGAAGGAGTTTCTGAAGTTAATGGAAAAAAGTTAATTTTTCTGTTGACAGATTCGTTTTCGTGTGGTATAGTTAGTCATAAACTGAGAGAAGGAAAGAGAAATGACTGTTGTTGTGAATAAGACCGCTGATGACCTGATGATCGGACTCGGTAATATGTACGATGCGATGGTTGCAGACTATGCAAAGTTCATGGTTCCTGACACGGACAACAAGAAGACTATGAACGACGACTATGCTAATGGTCTTGCATACAAGTTCGGTAAGAAGTATGTCAAGGTTCTTGGGAATAATGGTGGCAATGTTATTGCCTTCGTTGTTAACACTGATAATGACAAGAAGTTCAAGAAGGGTGACATTCTGAAGCCTGCTGGATACAACGCTCCTGCTCGGAACAAGGCACGGGGTAATATCTTCGACGGTAACTACCCCATCAACTGGACCGGCCCCCTTTATCTCTAGGGGGCCATTTTAGGGGTTGACAGATTCCTTTTTGTGTGGTATAGTTAGACATAATCAGAGAGAGGTTGTTATGACTAAAGAAGTTTCGGTTCGTGAGATCATGGGTGATTTGCTCGACATCAATCCCATCGTTAATGTTGGGACTACAAAGACTCCCATGTATGTTGTAGATTCTTCGTGGTTGATTCGTGCCTATGAGAAGTCGATTGGAAAAGACATTGGTGACGACTTTGATGGGTATGTAGAGTTTTCTGACAAGTTTGTCGATGAGTTCACCATGTCTAATGATGTAGAATTGACTCTTGAGAAGATTATCTGATGAAGAAAATTGTGACTGTTGCGATTGAAACCCTGTTCATGTTAACCCTATTTGCGGCGGGATGGTTTGCTCTCGTCGTATTTTAGGGGTTGACAAAAAGAATCAAGTATGGTACTATAAGACATAATCAAGAGATGAGGTTGTCATGATTAGTGTTGATGTTACAGGTGGTCTGAAGAAGGACAGAGTTCTTGCTGAAGACATTGTGTGGTCGATGATTACCGTACTGATGCCCCGCATTCGTAACCTTGAAGTCGAGGTTCGTTTCTGCAAGACGATGGAAGATGGTGCTCAGGGTTGGTGTACTGTTGGTGATGATACTCGCCACCTCATTCTTGAGATTGACCATCGTCTGAGTCGTGTGGTCAGCAAGGAAGAGTTCATCGAAACGATTGTTCATGAGATGGTCCACGTTTGGCAGTGGGCCACGGGACGGATGATTGAACGGTGGCGTGGTGGTTATCGGAATCTCTGGAAGTGTGAGGATGGTAAGTATCGCAACTTCATGAATGTGAAGTACATTGACCAGCCTTGGGAGATTGAGGCATACAAGTTGCAGGGTCCGTTGACCCAGGCATATATGGAAGTGAAAGGAATTAAGTAATGAGTCAGATGAAAAACTTCATGATGGATGTTGAAGAGTTTGTGGATGGTTATTTCTTCGATGCTCCGAAACCGTTTGATTTCACCGTTGATGAAATCTGTGAGGATACAGAGAAGTTCTTTCTTTCAGTTGAAGCGGGACGTTATGCTCGTCAGTATATGGAACTAGAATATGAATGCACTTGAAGCACTTATAATTGCGGCAACACTTGCTGGTTCAACAGAACCAGCATCTCCAGTAGTCTATGATGATTCTGTAACCTGTCTAGCAAAGAATATGTATTACGAGGCAAGGAACCAAGGGACTGCTGGTTGGATGGCAGTCACTGCGGTTGTTCTCAATCGTGTGAATGACGATAGGTTCCCTAACTCAATCTGTGAGGTTGTCGAAGAGGGTCCAACTCGTAAGTCATGGAAAGACCCGAATGTAAGAATTCCAATCAAGCATCGTTGTCAGTTCTCATGGTTCTGTGATGGTCAATCAGACAATCCAAAGGACAAGACGACATACAACGAGATGCTAAGTCTTGCAGATAGTATTCTATCAAACGAACTGCCATTCTATGACATTACAGATGGCGCAACTCATTACCATGCAGATTACGTCACCCCTGCATGGGCAAAGACTAAGACTATGACAGTCGAAATTGGTGACCACATCTTTTATAAATGGGAACAATAGGTTGAATATTTTTTATCTATCGAAAGACGCTGAGACAGCAGCGCAGCTTCACTGTAACAAGCATGTCGTGAAGATGATTTTGGAGACTGCTCAGATGCTATCAACTGCACATCGTGTTCTTGATGGTGATGAGTATGCAGACGCAATGGGTTTATACAAACTGGCGCATAAGAACCACCCGTCTACAATCTGGACTCGTACCTCTGACGAGAATTATCTGTGGCTGTATGATCTGTTTCACTATCTTCTCAAGGAATATACTTTCCGTTATGGGAAGCACCATGCAAGTGAACGACTAGTTGGCGCACTCTCTAAACTTCCAGACAACATTATGTCTCTCGGTTTCACTGACCCACCTCAGTGTATGCCTGAACATTGTAAGGGTGAGGATACTGTTCTTGCCTATCGGACTTACTATATACTAGAGAAAATGCGTTTCGCAAAGTGGACGAAACGCCCTATGCCGGAGTGGTTTAATGCAGAGGGAGCCGTATTGGGATTATATGGGAAGACGAATGAAGGAAGAGAGACTACCGCGAATGTCTGAAACAGACTTATTGAAAAAAGAAATCTCTCAGATGCAAAGTCAAATTCAGTATTTGATGACGAGAGTTAAAGATTTAAACGAAGAGGTTGATAAGTTATCCAAATATCAACCAGATCAGTTGGAGTTATTTTAATGCCGACATATACTTTTTATAATGAAGAGATGGGAGTAGAATTTGATCTGTTCATGAGCATGTCTGAACGTGAAGAATATCTTAAGAACAATCCAAAGGTTACACAAATGCCATCTGCTCCTGCTATTGCTGGTGACCATATTATGGGTGTAGGTCCAAAGGTAGATGGTGGATTTACAGAGAACATGCAACGTATTGCAGAGTCACATCCAGGCACACCTCTTGCAGATCGTTACGGTTCAAGTAGTACACGATCTACTAAAGAAATTCAGACAAGAAACGTACTTAAGAAACACGGAGTGTTATAAATAAAATTGACACGGGCGAGAAATCAAACTTCAGCAAGGGATGCACAGCATCTACGCAAGCTGGGAAGTCACTCCGCCCATGTGTCAGAGGGGGGAAGGCGCGCCCCCACTCCCCCCTCTTTTTCTCTCTAAAGGATTGTTATGGCAAGTAAGAATAAAGAAATCAATCATTCCCAACTCGTAACTGTCAAACCCATTACAGACAGTCAGAAGGTTGTGTTTGATACATGGAAGAAGGGTAAGAACCAATTCCTATTTGGTGCGGCAGGAACAGGTAAGACCTTTGCATCACTCTACCTCGCACTCAACTCAGTTCTCGATTTGAAGACCAAATATGAACGAGTCATTATCGTGCGCTCTCTCATTCCCACAAGGGAGATTGGGTTTCTTCCCGGCGACGAGGAAGATAAGTCTGCACTGTATCAGGTGCCGTATCAGAACATGGTTCAGTTCATGTTTGAGATGCCAAATGAACAGTCGTTCAACTCACTCTACGATAGACTGAAGGGACAAGGTTCTCTATTCTTTTTATCAACTTCTTTCCTAAGAGGGTTGACATTTGATAACTCTATTGTTATAGTAGATGAGTGTCAGAACATGAACTTCCATGAACTGGATACAATCATCACTCGCATAGGGCAGGACTCTCGTATCGTGTTCTGTGGTGACTTTGATCAGAGTGATCTACAGAGAACGAATGATAGGAATGGACTACATGACTTCCTACGCATTCTGGAAGAGATGGACGAATTTAACTGCACAGAGTTCAGCATTGGAGATATCGTAAGGTCTGGATTTGTGCGAAACTATCTAATTAACAAAATTAAAATGGGACTAGGAATGGAATAATGACTACTACTTTTACATGGATATTTAATCCACTTGAAACTGCTACAGAAGATGATCTCTCAGATGTAGTAAAGACTGTACACTGGAGAATTACTGGTGTTACAGATGACGATGTACCTGTTTCTGGTACAGTTTATGGTACAATTTCTACTGATGAACCAGATTCGGATTCATTTACAGCGTTTGCCGATCTAACGGAAGCAGATGTTAAGGGTTGGGTTCTTGCAAAGCTAACAGAAGAAGATGAGACTGCTAGTGAAGCAGAGACTCGATATCAAACACAAGTGCAAGATCAAATTGATAATCAGAAAACTCCAGCGGTAGAATCTAAGTCTGCCCCTTGGACATAATACATAAGGAATGGAATAATGGATACTGAAAAACTTAGAGAACAACTTAAAATTGACGAGGGATGTGTTTATGAAATATATAACGATCATCTTGGGTATGCTACTTTTGGCATCGGCCATCTGGTTACTGAGTCAGACCCCGAGCACGGTTCCGACATCGGAACAGAAGTATCAGAATCTAGAGTGGTTGAAGCCTTCGAGCAAGATGTCCAAACAGTATTGTCAGACTGCGCCATCTTATATCCAGACTTCGAGGAGTTGCCAGAAGAAGCTCAACAAGTGATTGCAAACATGATGTTCAATCTTGGTCGTCCTCGACTATCTGCTTTCAAGGGTATGAAATCGGGTGTGGACGCAAGGGATTGGAATGAAGCAGCAGACCAGATGGTAGACTCACGTTGGTATCGTCAAGTAGGGGCAAGAGCAGAACGACTCGTTGAGCGTATGCGTAATGTTTAATCATACACCAGTAGAGTTGCCTACTATATCTGCAACAAACAAGGACGGTATTCGTCTGTATGAAACACCAGATGGTAACAAGTATCCGTCAATCACCACTGTACTATCTGTACGAAACAAGCAGGGTTTGATGGAATGGCGTAAACGTGTTGGTGATGATGTTGCAAACTACGTTGCACGAACTGCTGCAGCAAGAGGTACTAAGGTTCACCAGATGTGTGAAGACTACCTCAACAACATGCATCGTGACTTTCCCGAAAAGTGGGAAGAACACAAGAAGAATTTTCTGCCTTGGTGCCTGTTCAATCAATTAAGAGATGTTGCACTGCACAAATTAAATAACATTTATGCACAAGAAGCGGGTCTTTACAGTGATAAATATAAGGTAGCGGGCAGAGTAGATTGTATTGCAGAATATGATGGAACACCTTCCATTATTGACTTCAAGACATCCTCTAAAGAACGCAATGATGATTGGAATGAAAGTTATTACATTCAAGGCTCTGCGTATGCAGAGATGTTCGGAGAGAGAACAGGGATTGAAATCTCACAGGTAGTTATTCTCGTAGTCACAGAGGACGGAACTGTTCAAGAGTTTGTAAAGGACAAAAACAATTATCTAGATGCGTTAGTCGAATCCGTTGCAGAATGGAGAAGACGTAATGAAGTATCTAACATTCCTAACAGCACTGCTGCTTAGTACACCTATCTTTGCACAGGAACCACCAAGTTTTTTTCAAACACAGAAACCAGTTCTTTGTGCGCCGTTAAACATTATTCTGGGTGCAGTTACAAATCTAGGTGAGGAGCCTTATGCATATTGGACTGACCCTGATAATGATACTGTTAATCTAATGTACGTTGGAGACAGTGGAATTACCATCGTTGAATCTTTTGCAAATGGTAATGCATGTATTATTGGGTCAGGTAAAGATGTGGAATTTGTGAACAAGGCGACAAAAAGTTCCTTGACTCTCAAAGGAAAAGATGTTATATATAACAGGTAACGTTGATGATGACTCAACGCTGTACTGGACGCGGGGGCAGTACCCGCCGCCTCCACCATAAACACATGAGGATATAATGAATTGGGATTGGCACTGGATTAGTTGGTTTAAAGGAACTCCTTTTCAATGGGGCGAATTTAAATTAAATAGTGGAAATCCTTATAAAAGTTATAGATTTGGACCATTACTTATTCGTGTGTTTCTGAGGGGGGCGAACTAGGATCGACGGGCAGTTAATAGGAATTCGGAGTTACACGGTTGGTCGCGTATAGACCAAAAACTACAAGTGCCAATGATAACATTGCACCTATGGCCCTTGCT